AACTTTTTAAAGTAGATACAGGCTATAAAAAAGGCTATCTTTTTATAAGTAATGAAGGTTTATATTATCCATTAGTTACTATATAATTATATTATAAAGGGGGTTTAAAAACCCCCTTATATATAAACCCCTTAATAAGAATTAATAATACACAACAAAAAATTAAGTGTTGAATGGTGTAAAAATACTATTTAATATAGATTAATATGCGTGAAAAGACAGGTCTATGGATGATTAGACAAGAGAATTGTTAATTATATTAAATGCCTGACGAGGTTATATCAACTTAATAATAGTGAAATCGGTTGCGATACCAAACTATTGCTTAATAAAAGAATTAATAACAACAAGAAAGGGTAACACAATGAAAGCAGATAGATATGTAAAATTAAATTCAGTTGGTTGTATGCTTGATTTAAAAACTGGATATGTATTTCCAATATTAACACTACCAGAAGATAATATTGATGATTTTACAAGTGTTCATTTAAAAGATTGTAGTTATGAATGGATAGAATCTTTAAAAGGAATGGACAAAGTATATGTCGGAGTTTGGTTTAAAAATAATTAATCTCCTGTTGTGTGGAGAGGGGGGGGTATGATTTTATATTGTATCCCCCTTATAATTACCCTAAAAGATTTAAACAATAAAGAAAGGGAAATAAAATGGAAATAAAAATACCTGTATGTTATATTATTAATGACAAACATACTGGAGAAGTAGTATATGATTTTGAAGATATGGCTGATTCACTTGAAAATCGTATATCTGATTTATTAGGTAGAAATGTATTAATAACTATATCAGAAGTAGAAGATGAATATTAAATAACCTATCTTATATTCTTACTTATACCTTCCATATCCTATGTAGTAAGCGTAAGTATCCCTACCCCTGTAAGTATTATATTTACAAGGCTAGGTCTTACGCTTATTATACCCCCCATAGAGCCTACGAGATAGCGTTAATATAAATCAATAGAAATCTATATTTGCCGAGCCACTTTTATAAAATCTATTTTATATAATTGAAGGGCGTTCTCGGTGTCTAACCTACCCTGTTGCTATTTCAAAACCCCTTTCAGTAACAACTTTTATATCTTTATTTCCCTGAAAGTATCGAACCAAACGAAAATAAAGGATTATAAATTAAGAATTATAAATGAACAAAACAAATTTTTTAAACAAAACAGGAGTTATAATAATGGAGTTTGAATTAGATAAAGTAGAAGAATACACAACAAGTCAGTTACAGAAATTTCTTGATGAAATAGAAGAATATTGGGTAAAAACCAATGAACTACATTCTATGACTGACTTATTGGAAATCAATAGAGAACTTACTTTAAGAGAGTATTTTCAACAATAAATGCAAAAAGTATTTGCACAGAAGTTAAGGAATGTTTAAATTAAGTCAATTATAGGAGAGATTATGAATAATATTAAAGAAATAGTAAAAGAAAAGGGTTTGCAGATGTCTTGGATTGCTGAAAAGATTAACGTACACCCTAGCCACCTGTCTATGTGGATTGCAGAAGATAGATACCCTAGTCAAGAAAGATTGGTTAGATTAGCTAGGCTTCTTAAAGTTAAAGTAAAGGATTTATATCCTAATGTTAAAACTAGATATACCTATATCTTAAACGAAGAAAAATAGAAAGGAATAATAATGTCAAAACAAAATTCAGAAAAGAGGTTAAGAGATTATATGAATAATCCAGAGTTTGCCGAATTTCAAAGTATATTAGATAGTGAATTTGAAAAAGCACAAAAGCTAGATGTAAATAAGGCTTTTGATGAAACTCTTAAAGTTGTAAGAGAGTTTGCTAGACAATTAGATGATGATGATTGTTATAAATATACTCAGAAAATGAAAAAATGGTTCAATAAAGAGTGGGGGATATAATTATGAGTGATGAATTGTATAGCCTATTATATATTGTTGAATTGTTCGCTGGAATATCGTTCAAATGTTTCGTTATAGTGTTTATGTATTTATATATAAGGAGAATGAAATGGGTAAAGTAAAAGAATATTACCAAGAACAAATAGATAATGATGATTATTATTTTGAGCCAGATGTTGAGTATGCTATGACATATGCAGGTAAATATGGAAAGTTTATACCTCGACTTATAAACTGGTTTAATAAAAAGTATGCAGACCCTAGAAAGTTCAGGACTAAATACTTCCAGTATATTAAAGCAGAAAAAGAGGAGTGTCCATTTTAATGAAGAATTATAATTTAGAACAGATACATCCTCTATTAAGGGAGTGCAAAGATTTTTTCGATAGACTGGCTCTTTCCTATAAAATAGAAGGAGCAGGAGTACCAGATAAATTGAAAAATGTAAGAGAAAAAGTAAATAAACAAATAAAACAAATAGAAGGGGAAGTGAAATGGAAATAAGTCAAGCAAATAAGTTTATGAAAAAAACTGAAAATAGAACTTTGTGGATTCAAGAAGCATGTGGAGTTTTTGATGAACCACATAAAACAAAGTATGAAAAGGGGTTGCTATATGTACATTGGGACAAAGATGATGATTGTGTTGATGTATATGATGTTAGAAATATATGTGGAGAATGTGAGTATGAAGAAACATTGGAGTTTTTTAACAAAATAGAAGGGGGGGGGAAATGAGTAATAAAAATCAATTTATAAGGATAGATGGCTTTCATTGTTTTAAAATAGACGAGATTATTGGATTTAAATCAATAGGTGGCGACAATGGAGAACATGATAAAATTTGCAATGGGGATTATGATTCATATATAAAATTTTATTTTAAAAATGGAACAAACATCCTTGTGTCGTTTGGAGATGATGAAGGTTGTAATAAATGGAGAGATGCGTATATTACTTATTTAGAAGAAATATTCTCACCTTATCATCAAAAGGATACTGATAGATTAAATCAAATTATCCGAGAACAAAATCCTGAAGATTATAAGTATTTGGAAGAAGATTATACTAAGGAAGACTGGGCTAAAGACCAAGCAGACCCAAAAGATTAACAATAATAAAACAAATAGAAAGGGGCAATAATGTCTAAGAAAGGTATAAGAAAGGGTACACAATACCATATAGTTATTCAAGATTCAAAAGAAAATATAGATGATTTAAAATCTAAAATGAATGAAATATGTCTTGAAGAACATAGAAGTTTAAATCAGCAAATAAATTACTGGTTAAGAAAGTGTATAAAAGAACATGAAATAGAAAGGGAAGAATGTAGTAATAAGAAGTATACCCTTCCTGGACACGATAAAGTAATGGAAGCATTAGATAATCTTACTAAAGACGATAAAGGCAATGATTTTTTAAATATAATAAAACAAAGAAAGGGGCAGTAATGTCTAATAAAAAACTAACCTATGGCGATATATGGAAGAAGTTAAGAGCCATAGATACAAAGCCAATACAATATAAAAAGAGTGGCTTGGACTATATAGGATGGGCTGATGCTTGGGCTTGTTTAATGGATACATATCCTGAAGCTACTTATGATTTTCCAAATCCTACTTTTTATTTTGATGGAGAAGATAAAAAGACTTGCGAAGTGCATTGTAAGGTTACGATAGGTGATTTATCAAGGGAGTTTTCCTTACCTGTCATGACATCAATGATGCCTATGAAATCTATAATAAACCCTACATCAAGAGATATAAATGATGCTAAAGCTAGATGTTTAGTTAAGGTTTTAGGAATGTTTGGACTAGGTCTTCATTTATGGGAAAAGAAAAGTGCTACTCCTACTAAAGTAGAGATGCACGAGGAAGGGATAGGGTTTTAATATGGAACTAATCGGAGCAATAGGACTGCTTGTTATAGTTGTTTTTATAAGTGGAATATTTTTTTAATTAATAAACTAGGAGAAGTAAATCGTATGGAATATGACAACACAAACACAGGAGTTTTGTTTAGAAACGAAACTGCTAATGAAGAAAACAAACAGCCTTATATGACTGGTAAGCTGAATGTTAAAGGTGAAGACTTTCAAATCGCTGGATGGATGAAGGAGTCTAAAAATGGTAAGAAGTTTTTGAGCTTAAAGGTTCAAAAGCCAAGACCACAAGAAGTTAAAGCTACTAATAATAGCAATACTTCAACAACGGATGATATACCTTTCTAAAAGGTAGGTGAGGAAACAAACATGGGTGGGGGTAAACCCGATAGCCACACACTTCTCCTGCCCATGTAAACTGGAGATAATATGAATTGTAAAAAATGTGATGTAAAATTAACTAAAGAAACTAGAAGAAAATCCTATGTTGGAGTTTATAGAAGTAATATATGCAGGATTTGTTATAATAAAAAGATTGCTGTCTATAATAAGAAAAGACAAAAAGCATTAAAGGAAGCGAGGTGGTTTTGAAAAATCCTATGTTTATAGAGGTTAAGGTTAGAGTTAATGGTGAGGAAAAGTGGGCTGATTTTAGAAAGTTATTTGATTATATGATTAATGAATATAGCAAGGTTAAATATGACGGAAAGAAGATTGACCCATATCCAGATAGAGTCAATAAGTTTTATGATAATCTTCCAAAAGAATTAATAGATATGTGGAGCAAGGCGTATCCTAACGTAGATATTAAAGGGGAATGTGAGAAAAGCCGAGTATGGTTATTATCTAATACTAATAAAGCAAAGAAAGATTTTAAGAATTTTACAAATAGATGGCTTGGAAAGGCTTGTCAAAATGGTGGCTCTATACCAGTTGTTATGGAACATAAGGTTGAGAAAAGAATACAAGAACACAAGAGATATGTTCAACAAGCTACAGAAAATCCTGCAACAGAAGAAGAAAAGCAGGAGATTTTATCAGAGATATTAGCAAATTTATCTAAAAAGAAAAGGATAAGCAAATGAAAATAAATAGACATGAAAAGTTGGTATTATATACATTAAAATGGATTGATAAATGTATAAATTTAAACCTGCTTCCAGGGGATTGCTTATCGCATGAAGGTCAGGCAATTAAAGTTAAGTTTAATAAAAGGAAAGTTGAAAAAGCTTTAAAAAACTTTAATCCTTCTAATGAAGAAATGTTGGTGATGTTCTTTTTAATGGTAGATGAGGGTATTGTGAATGAAAGTGCATGTAATAATTTTATAGAGAATTGCTACCCATCGTTTTTAGATAGAAATTAATGAAAAGGATAAACAAATGAGTGATATAGAGATACTAAGAGCTGAAGTTTTTAAACTGACTGCTATAAATAAAATACTGGAAGATAAAATAATGGTTGCTACTGAGGGCTTAGAAGCCTTAAGTTTTGGAGGCGAACAAACAGGTATCGCTAATAAAACCTTAGAAGCAATTAAACAATTAGATTTACCACAGGATAGTCCAGAAGAATAGGTCGGACTATTTTTCAAAAAGGCACAAAACATAAACTATTTTGTGGTATAATTAGGGGGTTGGTTTGTTTTGAGGTAACATTTCTACCTTTTTTTTCCTTCCCCCAATATTTTAAAACTCATCAAGGACACTAAAAATGACTGACAGACAATATGTAAGAGCAGTCCTAAGGGATATGCTAAACTACTACTACGAGAATCTTTGGAAACAATCAAAATATGCAGGAGAAATAATCACACCTAGAATGATAGGCACTTTAACAACAAGATATTTAGAATTAGGGGGAAAGTTGACAAGTGAACCGAATGAGGTTGATTGGACAGAAATACAAAAAGTGTGAATGTTGTAGTAAGTATGAATATGCTTACTTTTTTAAATGGTATTCAATAGTAACAGATGAATATCTGTGCACAATTTGTTTTAAATGTGCTAAGAGAGAATTGTTTGGAACTAAGTATAAATATAATAGGAATTACGAACCATGGCTGAAAAAAATAGAAAAAGAATAATAAGATGTTCCCAATGTGGTTCATTGTTGGACAAAAAAGCTAGAATGAATAAGATATTTAGTGATGCTGATTTAGCTCTGGATAGATTTTATAATAGAATGAGGAAGAAGGGAAAATGATTAGAACAGAGATAAGATTTAAAAATTCAGTATTTATTAAGGCTTTAGAAGAAAGTAAATATAATTCAATATCCGAATTTTCAAGGGTATCTGGAATAGGGTATAGTAGGCTTATAGAATATGCCAATTTAAGATACTCATTTAAAAATCCTGAAGAACAGGTTAAAATTGCAAGATTGTTAAATGTTGAGATATTTGATTTATTTGAACAATACGATGAAGTTATCCATAAAAATAAAGGAATGGTTCGTAAATTAACAACAGATATTCCTATTGACAAGGTGCTATCGTTGTCTTCAGATAAAATGTTGCAAATAGAATCGGATTATAATACTGATAATATTGACGATGAAATATCAATTCAAAAAGAAGTTAAAGACGCACTAGACACATTAAAGGAACGTGAAAAAGATGTTATAAAAATGCACTTTGGCATAGGAGGTGAAACTCCTCTTGCTTTAAGCGAAATAGCAGAAAGGTTTAAGTTGACAAAAGAAAGAACTAGACAAATATTAGCAAAGGGTATTAGGCGACTTAGGCATAGGAGTAGAAATGCAAAACTCAAGCCTTTTGCAATAATATCTCCAACAGCAGAAAACAATTCAGGTTACTGTAGAAAGTATGCAAGAGAACTTGAATCAGAGAGAAAAAAACACGATAAGGAGAATAGATGAATTGTTGGCATTGTAATAGCGAGGTTATATGGGGAGGCGACCATGATTATGAGGATTATGGCTTAGAAGGAGAAGGTATAGTAACAAATTTAAGCTGTTCTAAGTGCGAAGCAACATATTTAATATATCTAGGAGAAGAAGATGACACATCCAAGTAAGAGAAAAGGCAATACCCATGAAAGAGAAGTTGTAAATATAGCTCATAGCTATGGTATTGATGGTGAAAGAGCTTATGGCTCTAATGGTAGGTCTTTAGGTTTACATGAAGAAGTTGATGTATTACTTGAAGGCGACCTTAGAATACAGGCTAAAAGGCGTAAAAAGATAGCAGAATGGCTAAAACCTACTGAGGTTGTAGATGCAGTAGTGGTAAGGGAAGATAGGGGCGAAAACTACATAATTTTAAGATACAATGAATTTTGTGATGATTATAAGAAATTTTTAGAATGGAAGGAGAAAAATAATGGCTGATACTTTTAATGAAGATTTACCTTATGGCGAGGAAGCTGAAAAAGCTGTTTTAAAAAGAATGAAGAAAAAATATGCACTTAGTCATAAAGTTGAGGGTAATTTCAAATATTATGATTTATTTTGTCCTGAAAAAAATATATCTGTTGAAGTTAAAAGAGATGAACCCTCTAATGAGAGTGGTAATTGTTTTGTTGAATATAAATGCAATGGTTATGATTCTGGAATAAATACTAGCAGAGCCAATTATTGGGCTATATGTGATGGATTTGATTGTATTTGGATTAATAAAGATACATTAAAAACTATATCCGAAAGACATGGGAAAAAATGGGATGATACTCCTGAAGGCAGCCATTGTCCTATCAAAGGATATTTAGTTCCAAAAAACTGCATTTTAGAGTACGCTGAACTTGTTACCAAACTTCCTTTATAAGTATATCTACCAAGTTTCAATAATTTTTACAGATATATCGTAGACAGAATTGGCTACTTGAGAAATTCTTAATGATTTCTGGTCAAACCTTGCGATGCAAAATTGGTCTGGATTATTATTAGTATTATCAGGTTGGAATATAAAAGATAATGCACCTCCTAAAGTTTTCTGCCACACCAACGACATAAATGAATTATCACTATCAATAGTATAATTAAACATAGTCTTATTAGCATCTAAATCAGCATCATCATATCCTGTACTTGTTTCTAAATGTGTTGTTTGCATATAGTTTGATGCAAATAAATCCTTATCTGATATGTATCTAAATTTAAGATTCCAAACTCTTCTTCCGTTTCTTCTATATCCACCTTGACTGAATTGAGAATCATCATCACCTGAACCAACTGTTCCAACTTGAAATGGAGCATATTTATTTCCATCCTCATCAACCCACCATGGAGAGCCTTGGTATCTTATATTTGTAAGTGTAGAACCACCTTTAGTTGTTACTGTGTCATATCCATCATATTCAACATCCATAGTCAACTTTAAGTCAGGAGAATGAGGCATATCATAATATATTCCTGTTGATAATCCTCCAATAGCAAAGCCATCAAATTCAAATTGAGGGTCAGTATCGTGATTGCTAACAACTAGTCTTGAATAACATATATTGTTATTATCTGGAGCAAAATGTGCGGCAGTTGATGCAATCCCAATGATAGTGAATCCATTTTCATGACTTGAAGGGCTAGAATTAACAATCATTGTTTCAGCTCCAGTTACGGTTGTAGCAGTCCAAGTTGAATCTATTAATGTTTGATTTTTCATTTCAGGAATCATTCTATCAACTTTTCCTTCAGAATTATGATTTAGAATAGCCCAATATCTACCAATATTATCCCCCTCTAATCCTGCCCCACTACAAGGAACATCCATAATAAAATAAGAGGGGTCAAGTCCAGTAAAACCCATGTTTTTTTGTTTAGATGGTTCTAATGTAAATATATCAGGATGGGTTATATATGAAGTCCACATATCACCAAAAGCAGTTGTAACTCCATATCCATTACCATCACCATTACCCTCATTCATGTCTGTATAGTAAGTATTGTTATAATGTGATATGAAATCAAAGTTTGTTGCTTTTAAATATTGTATATGGTCTACATAAAATCTTGGTGTTCCTACATTTTGATATGCCATTAGTATTTTTTCCTTTCTACTTCAATTCTTTCCTCTGGTGAACGCTTAGCTTTTATTTGTGAAACAATCGTTTCTGCTCTCTCTTTAGATTGTAAAATTCTTTTTTCAATAGGTCTATCCCCTACTTCTATAGACCTATCTACTTGTTGTGTTTCAGATACTCTATTTAGGACTGTATTAATCTTTTTTTCAAATGTCTTGCTTTTGCTTTGAACTTTCGTTTTATATAAAGGTATAGAGTTTGCATTTGGAACTTTACCAGAAAGATACACTCTTTCTTTTGGATGGTAATTATAATAACCTGTATAACCATCTTTAAATGGAGTACTTGTGTATAGACCTACGACTGTATCATCATCTATATAACTCCTTTTTAATCTCTGCTTAGTAAAGCCAGATGATGGCTGAATGACCAATGTATCATCTTCAAGCTTTGTATCACTTCTGCCTATTAATTGGTCTTTATCAATATTAGTTATTGTTGCTTTAAATCTACTACCATTAAAACAATAAATCTTACAACTTGTAATCTCAAAATCTCCAGAGGTTCTAAAAAGAAGCCCATCGTCTAGTAGTCTTCTCATGTTTATATTTCTAATTCTTATAGTGTTTTTATTTAATTTAATGCTATATCCTTCAGGTAAATTATTATGTATGCCTATAAGCCCTCTATACTTCATTACGATAATTCTTACAACCCCCTGAGTTTTCAATATTACATCATTATCTATAATATCTAAACTTGCACTCGTTGGAGATTCAACAAGGCTATTAAATATAAGATTGTTTAATTTTATTAATTTTTGTCTTTTTGTAAAATTCATATTATTGGTCTAATATTAAGTTAACTAATGCGATAATATCAACAACATTTATAGTTCCGTCAGCGTTTAAATCTGCAGCTGCAAGACTTCCCTCTGTTAATGTTGTAGTCCCTAATACATGGTTTACCAATGAAACTATATCAACAATATTTAAAAGGCTATCATCATTAATATCTCCACCTGTTATATCACTTGTGTTAGGAATTACGCCCCCTATAAGTGAAATCAAATCTTCATCTGTTATATACCCATTACCAGTTAAATCAGAAACTCGTCTTTGTTCTGCTGTGAAATATTTTTCAAACCCAAGCAAGAAGTCCTCAAGTATATTATAATTATCTATAGAAATATCAGCAGAGCTGTTTGCATCTAAATCAGTAACATCTTCTCCAACTCCAAAGAGTCTTTGTATACTTCCCATTTGGCAGGTAAATGGTTTAGATAAGCTGTGTAATTGAATAACTTTAACTTGAATATCTTTTTCTCTTTTAGAAATAGACTCTATAAGAAAATAGGGATATATCTCTTGCATATTCCTCAAGACTACTCCGCTTGTATAATCTTCCCCATACGCCTTATGACCATCTATTAGTTCATCAAAATTAACAATATCTCCAACTTCTAACATGCAATATTTTAAAGGCAACCTTAAATCAAACCTTGTATGCTGATTGCAATGCCATAAATACAAGAAATTTCTTAATTGTTCTGCTGCATTTTTGTCTGTTATATATTTACTTTCAAACTCCAAAACTTTGTCTTCTCTTTCAATTCCTAAAGATTCATAGCTATAACCATCAAACCCTTCATCCAGTCTTGACGGATGGTCGCCATTCCCAAAACAATCATATCCATCTATATAGCCTGTTTGTCTTGTGTATTCATCACTTGCGTAGTCATATTTATATTTAACATTAACAAGGGTATTTATTTCTGAAATTGGAGTTCTTGAAAAACTATAAGATATAATATCTTTGTTTTTTATAGTCATATTAACATCTGATAAGCCATAACTACTATTAAGTGCTACAAACCCAAATTTAGAATTATTGTTAAATTTTGGGATAATGTTACTTGATTTAGACATTTCTTGAAATAAAGCTTTGGCATCCATTTCTTCTTTAACACTAAAAGAAAAACCAGGAGTGCTTGGAATAATTTGACTTCTAGCTTTTGCTATGCTATCATAATCCATATTATCTATAACATTCAATTCTTTTTCTAAAATATGAAAGATAATATCAGTAGGTCTAGTTATAGGGTCATGAGAACTGCTTAAGCTATTTCCAGTATATTTAAAAAACTGATTATTATTTTCAACTGTTAAATTTACCCTTCCCTCAACAGACATATAAAAGTCTGATTCTAATGCTTTTTCAAATTGAGTATAGTGCACGATTGAAGCATTGTAAATATTCATGTCAAATACAGCAACTTCATCATCTAGCTGGTCTGATACATTCTCGTTGTCAACTCTTAAAGACAAGTTTAAAGCATTGTAATTATCAGTTGTATGAAATTGAGGAATCCTTAAATCTAAGAAAGAATTTTCTCCACCTGGAAATAAGTTGCCATCTTGTCCATTATCACCTGGAGCTGTGCTGAATGTGATATTTCCAAGAGATATGCACTCTGATAAAGTTTTACTAACTAATTCATTCCTACTTTGGTCTAAAGTTTGCCAGTCAAATTCAGCGTCATCCTCTACTTCAGAATTTTTAGTATCAACAGCTCCAATAGCAGCTATAAATTTAGCTGTTCCTATGTTTGAGGTTGCCTCTGTGTCAAAATTTATTTCAAATTTACCTTGAAAAAATGAATCTGTTTTTATTTCATTTTCAATCTCTAGCTCTCTTAATGGAAAAGCCAAGTTAAGTCTTTGGTCTAATATAGGATTAACCCCATCTTCTGTATAAAAATCTGGATGTCCGTCATGTAAAGTTATAGTATCTCTGTCAAGCACTTGAGCTTGTGATATAACAAAGTCTTGTCCTGTATATCTTACATTTGTGTTTCCATCCCCCTTTTGAACTTTATGCTTACATGGTATTATTGTTCCTTTTGGAATTGATAATTTTGTATTTAAAGGTATTGTTACCTCTGGGAAAAAATCATCATTCTCAGGATTGTCAGCGGGGTCATCATTTAATTGTCCTAAATCGCCTCCAGTCTGTGAAATAGAATTTCCTTTTATCCATATAGCCCAAGACTTATTGGTATCTGTATACATTTCATCTTCTTTAACAGAAAATCCATCTATCGAGTGTAAAGCCCATCCTCCGAAATATTCTTTATCTGAGGTTATATTAGAGAAACCATGAACATCTAATTCATGTTCGCCTATTGTCCTTCCATTCCAAGCAGTTCTGTATATAAGTCTGCATTGCCAGGAATATTGTCCAGGATGACCCTTCCAAACCAAATCTATAGGGGCATATTGAGCATCAAGAGAATCGTTAAAAAGAGCCGATGCAGGACTGTCATCTGTTGGAAAAATATCATAATATATAGCATTTTCTTGGGGGTCATAACCATCAGCTCCTGGCGGATAAGTGCCATCATCCCCTGTTGTATTACAATAACCCCCAACTCCAAAACCATCTGGCATAGCATCCGTTAATTGACTAACACAAAAAAATGAAGCTCCCAGCCCAGGTTCTTCCCCTTCAGGTTTTCTAAATTCTTGAGCTAATGTGAATCTATAAAAAGTTGCTTGAGGGTATTTTACACTTTGAAAATCTGTATTTGTTGCCCATGTAGACCCTGATTGAAGAATTTCATATCCAGGGGTATTTCTAGGTTGATTTCCTAAAAAGTTAATAGGGTCAGTCATAATACTACCTGCTGAATCTTCTACAGCCCAATATTCTGAAGCATCTCCATCAGGTGTTTCAATTTTAGACCCCCATCCACTTATATGATTAGGGCATATATTTACAAATGAATTCATTCTATTCCCGTATGGGTCTTGAGGGTTACTTTCAAATATATTAAGAGCTATAGCTTCTTCGTATGTATATCCATATAAGTTAATTAATCGAGTTACCATTTTAGCTTTTGCCATGTTTAAAACTCTGGATGCGTTAGGCATTTCTATGTATACAACATTAGGTTCTTCAATAGATAAATCAATTCCAGCGTTAAGAACATTCATGTTCCTTGTTAACCAACTATGAACTTCATATTGATAATAACCTGGGTAAAATTCATCGTTTTCCAATCTATTAAATACTCCATGAACCCAAGGGGCTTCCCTGTGAGGTTGAAACCAAGGGATAATAGTGTAATCTCCAATAATATCCAATTCACTAGAATCAGGGTCTGGAATTTGAGCATAAGAAGGAGGCGAATAAGGGTCTATCTCTTGAGCATTAGGAACAGTATAAATATCTTGCATTAGTGCTAAGTTATTATCAACAGCAAGCTGAGGATTCAATATAGAAGCTTCAAGATTGTAAATTATATTTTCTCCAGAGTCATCTAAGCTGTATCCTATTTCAGGATTAGACATGTTTACTAAAGACATTGGTGTTCTTAATTTAACACATTGAAGTTCATTAAAAGCAGGAGGATTAAGAGGAAAAACACCTTGAAATACTCTAGGTATTTCTATTTTTCCTGGGTCAGAAAGTAAATACTGTGTAGTGTTTCCCCATTGCCAATCCTCAACATCTTCAACATCCCCTATAACAGAATTATTAAATTCTTCAAGAACATTATAGTAATCTCCATTATAAATATATAAAGGATTAGTCCCTGTGGAAATTCCATCATTGATTTCATCTCCCCCTATAAATGTATTTAAAACTATATTTCTATCGCTATCAATAACATCATCTGCTATAACGAAATTTTTTATTTCAGAATCTGCATCAGAGTTATCTGTCAATATTAATGTCGGAGCTTTTTCAACATAACCATAAACCATTGGAATAGAAGCATTAATATCCTTTGTTCTATATGCTCTATTTTTTGATACTACTTTAGCATAAGGAACTTTTTTATCTAATTTATCTAAAGTTCTATCCTCTACAACCATTGCAACTTTACTTGAATCATGACTTAGACTTTTAACAGTACCTGCGTATACCAACAGAGAATCTTCTAAAGTGTAAGTTGCAGAAGTATAATATATTGAAACTTCTTTATTTATAATGTCTTTGTCAATTATATAATCAGTAAAAGACATCCCATCTTTAAAATCAGGATTTCTAAATGTTATGTTGACATTTGAGGTTTTAAAATGCCTATTGTTTATATCAATAGATTCTCTTATGTTGGAAATTCTTAAATCGCAATCTTTCTGATTATCAGAATCTACTTTGTCTTCTTGGAAGGCTGCTATATGTGGAGATATTCCATCTATAACAACTAATGGGTATAATGAAGTGAAATTATAACCAGAGTCTATTACATCGAGCTTAAATCTATCAGGTAGCTCTATCATTAACTAATTCCTATATCTTCTCCTCTACGGAGAGCTTCTTTAATTTTTGGGATAGCTTCATCAACAATAAAGTCTTCAGATAAGACATTACCTTCAAATACAATATTTACATTGCTGCTTCCACCACCTTGATTAATTCTATTTAATGTTTCTATACCAACAGATTCAACACCTTGTCTACTTACAACAAACTCACCTGCTTCAGCTTCTATCATAGTTCCACCTTGAGAATGTCTTCTGCCTCCAATAAGTCCACCTTGTTCCATCCTAGGAGGTTTTTGAGATGCTATCATCGCAATTTGTGCAGCCCCTAACGCTTTAAAGAAAGGAATCCAACCAGCTCCAAATATACCTGTTTGTGCCTGTGCTTTCATTATAGCCGCAGCAGTATCCTGAACAACACTAGCTATATTCAATGCTTGTTCCATTCTAAAGGCTGCAACTCTTATTTTGTTAGCTTTTGCTCTTTCAGCCGCTTTCTTTTTTTCAGCTCTATCTCTTATTTTTTCTTCTTCTTTAGCCTGTTGAAATGCACTTAGCTTTTGGAATCTTCTACTCTTTTTAAGAGTATTTATATCATGATTCATCACTTTGTCTATGGCTGCTATTCTCTTATTTGCAGAAGCTTCAGCCATTCCTGCAATTTGCCCAAAAACATTTGCAACCTCTTGTGCCATTTGCTGATAACTATCTATAGTTTCTGTTGTAATCTGTGTTTCTAATACATGCTGTTGTCTTAACAAGTCAAAGTATCGAGTCCTTTCTTTTGCTGTTAAGCCTATAGCATCTGCTTTCTTAGCTTCTAATTCTGCTAATTCAAACTCAACCCCTATAAGTTGCAATGAAGCCCCACTAACCCCTTGCAAAGTTGCTTGATATAATCTAAAAGCTTTTTCATTAGCAATAACATCTGCCATTGTATCATCAGCAGCCCCTCCAAGGTCTTCTAATGATTTTTTAGTAGCATCTATTTCTTTTTGAAGGTCGCTAAGGTCATCTCCAAATATATTAGTATGCCTAGATAGAAGCTCTACAGCAGCGACAGCAGCTAACATAACTAGAAGCATAACCTTATTTGCTTTTATAAATGCTAAGGTAGCTTTAGATGCAGCTGTAACTGCTCCTGAGAAAACAACATAGGTAGTCGCAACTGCTGCTACAGCTGTTCCATAAGCTCTCATTCTTTCAGAGTCTAAATGTTCAGATAAAAATATTACAGAATTAGCTAAAAGTCTAACAACAGGCTCTAAAGCTTCCCCTAATTCAACTCTCATATTAGCAGCAGAAGCCTCCATAGCCTCTATTTTTTGTTGAGTGCTTATATATTCATCACCCAATTCATCAACCATTTGCTTTGATATTCTTAAAACTTCTTGGTTGAAAGCTTCTTTCTTTTGTGCATCTGTTAAAGAATTAGCAGATAAATCTAATTTATCAGCATATCTATCATAAGCATCTTGAGATTTTACTACAATTCCCAAATTATCTAACATGAGTTTTGATTGTCTTCCCATACCAGTAACAAGAGATTCTATCGATTTTACTGTATCTACGCCTAAAGCTTGTCCTAATCTTTGTGCTGTATCAAATAATTGTGCCATTTCATCATCAGATTTAACAACGCCAAGCATTACAGCATTATTTGATTGCTTCATCAACTCAAAATTATTAACAGTATTATTAGTTGCTGCTTTAAGCTTATCTAAAGATTCAGCACTTCCTCCAATAGAACGGGAAAGACTGTCAAATCCTCTGGCAACACCTTCTGTTTTAGCAAATTCTTTGGTTAAATCTATAAGCCCTTTTGTTATAAGACCCATAGCAAATGAGGCTAGAAGCATTTTAGACCTGAGTGTAGCAAATGAATTTGATTGAAGACGATTGGTTGTTGTTGTAAACATGCCAGTCTTATTGTATGCCATTCCAGCTTTTGTTGCTTGTTTTTGAGCTGTAACAAAGGCTTTTTGCCCTTTAGTAAGCTTTACATTGGCTAGATGGAGGTCTTCAAGGGTTTTTTTAAGTGCTCCTGCACCTTTAGCACTAAATTGTATGGTTAATTTTTCAGCCATTATTTATCCTTAGCTTTCTTTATTTCTCTTGATTCTAGTTTAGCTAGGTACTTTCTTATTAAAAATGCTTTTTCAACCCAAAGGCAGGGTTGGTTATTATAGCCTCCTTCATAGGGAGGAACATTAAACTTTTCACAGTATAAATACCTTTGCACATCTTTCTGTATATCTTTGTCAAATAAAATATTTCTACATGCAAAAAAAGACATCTGACTTACTACAGACTCAGATATATCAAAACTTTTATCATTTACCTCATTAAATTCTTTTGTTTCCTCTATAATCAGGTCTATAACTTTAAAGACATCCTCATCAGACTTAAATTCCCAAGTTTCCCTTTTTCCATCTATCATTACGGGAAGTTGGGCTTTATAAGGATAAGCTTCGTAAGAACAGCCTCCACAACCATCATTTAAAACATTAAATGCTATTTGGAGGCTTTGCCTTCCCCCAGATTCATACACTCCGATTGAATTTTAGTAAATATCTCTGACTTATCTTGAAAGCTTAAAGTCTTTATAAATTTATCAGAAGTATCACCATCAACTCCAATCCTTATAAACTTAGTCATAGTTGAGTGCATCATAGAAACCTTTAGGTTATCGCCCTCACCTTCCCAAGTTACTGAATCTAAAAGTTCATCTCTTTCGTCTATGGATAACTCTTTTAGTTGTACTTCTTTACCTGATTCTAATTTAACTTTCATACTACTTGCCCCTTCTTAGTTTATATATTAATCACTTAAATCTATTTCCAATAACGCATCTGTGCCATCATCAACAGCTTTAATCGAAACATCAAGCATCATTATATCACCTTCTGAATATGCTACATTTGTTAATACACCATTAGCTGTATCTACACCAAAATTACCATCATTTGCAATAATAAATGCGTTTTCTGCTATTGCAGCAGTTTGAGTGTCAAATGAGTTTACAAAACCTTTAGTTTCCGCATCGTATTTAACTTGACAGTCATGAGTTACCGAACATTCTGCCCCTCTAGCTACAGCCTGATAACCTGTTGATGATATACCTGTAAATACAGCAGGATAATCAATCGTTGTAGTAAAGCTATTCAACATTGCATCCTTATTATATATCTTTGTTACTGAAGCAGAACCTAAAGTTGTAGTAGTGGTATTTGCATAAGCAGTTATTGTAGGATTTGCAGTAGAAGCAAGGTCAGGCGTTTTGCCTGTTTGCAGGGTAGCAGACCATTTATATCTTCCACCCTCTGTTCCAGCATCAGCCGAAATTGAAAAGTTAGTAACCACACAACCGAAAAGTTCCAATCCTGTTTGATTACTAACATCTGATGGTTGCAAAACTACAGTCAAAGATGATGCGTTATTTGTTACTGCAGCTCCATATAATTGAGATACTATTTTATGTCCAGCTGCAATAGTTTGGTTTGTATCATCTGCTTGTGCAGCCCCACAAATATTAGCTACAAGTAATCTATGACCTACGTCATCGTGCAGCGTACCTGAAAGCGATAACTCTACTACTCTCATCTTATTATCTTGAAAAAAATCTTCATCCTTCAGAGTATGTCCAACACCACTTCTAACATCCATTGCCTGCGTAATATTAAGTGATGGAAATGATATTGAGTCTACATCTAATTGATACATCGTTGTTCCTATCCCTGTTGCCCCTGCATTGGTTGCATCCGATACGACTGCTGCCTTCCATTCTTTAGGGGAAAATGTATGTGCCGATGTTGCCATTATTTACTTCCTCCTTCTTTCTTTTCCTTTGGTTTTGATGCTGACCCCACAACATCTATATTGTCTTCTATTAATTTAGGTACTGAACTAACCTCTATTGATTTCCCTGCGTTTAAATCATCCCAATTTGCCTTGGTGCATCCGCAAGATTTCCAATTATTTGGTAGCACAACTCCTCTTTTAAGCTTTATTTTCATTTTATCTCCTTTAACCTACATTACCTAAATGTTGGCATTTATATTCCCATAATACCACATAAACGCCCGATTCTTCATCTGCATTTAGTTCTGTAGATTCAAATCTGCAGTTAAATGCATTGCTATTATCTGCGTCTGAACCTTTATCTAAAGTCATCGCAACATTATCATGTATTAATGCTTCTATTCTTGAAACTTGTCTTAAGATATGGTCTAAAGCAGTTTCATTAACATTAGCCTCATTAAATATAAATCTTACCTGTACGGAAAATTCTCTTGTTTCAGAGCTAGCATTGTACTCAGATAAAACACTACCAGTAGGTGTAAGTTGAATAGCTTGATTTACACCTGCGGGTATAGAATTACCTTTATAAACAGGTAGAGCACCTTTAAATTCAGACTCAAGGATGCTCTCCAACTTATCTAAAATATTCTTAAAATTGTTTGTAAAAGTTACTGCCATTTTTTAAAATTTCCAAATTTGATTAAGTGTTGTATCCTAGCTTCTTTTTTCCTTTACCAATACCTATTCCGCCTCTAGTCATTCTAACAGAGTTTATAGTAGAATTATCTACTTCCTCTTGCCATCCTGCTACCTCAATTTCCCATTCATTGTTTGCTGTTGCAACACTATCATCAGCACTTCCGCCAAATCTTATTTGAAGCCCTCCTGCTAGAGGTTGATAATCCCCATTAATCTTTTCTGCAGTTACAACTTGATTGTTTTTTAGGTCATCTGAATCTTTTGTCCATACAGAATAAGTTGCTGTACCTAATTCTCCACCCCCAATAATCTTAACTTTTAATAAATCCCAAGAGCCTGACCATCTGCCTCTTGTATCTACAGGTCTTATGCTTCCTGATGTATAAGTAACATCTCTTACGACACCTTTTGATGAGTCCCCTGTTGTCTGCCATGATAGTGCTGCTCCTCCTTTATTTAAAGCATCTATATTTCCCATTGCATCTTCCATCAACGCTGTTGCGACTTCTGATGTTGGGTCATGACTCCTGATTAGGAATGTTGCTGCTATCAAAGCAGTTGTTCTAACTATAATATAATCATAGTTACCTTCTTTGTCTTTTAATTGTTCTTTAGGCAGGTTTGGGTCAAGTTTAGCATCTAGGTAACGACTTGCATTAGCTGTAATTCTTGTAATTAATGCAGAAAATTCTTCTCCTGCTTCCATTAGTTTGTCATTTGGGTCGCTTGCTGAATAATAATAAGTTATATCTTCAGCCGAATTATAAAACCATTCTCCTTCAACATTTAAATCAGTATGTGCAGATTGAGCTGCTCCTAAATCCTCACCATCAGCAAATAGTTGAGTTGTTAAGCCACTATTATGTGCAGCATATTTATTTGTTGTTACTTCTTTCCACCCATATAAAGCTCTTTTATTATCAAATGAATCTACCTGAGGAAATACATCCTTTAATTGTCTATGCGTACAATATGTTGGTGCTGTTGCCATCTATCTTTTCCTCGCTTTCTTGACCTTGCTTTTTTTCTTAGTTTTTTTATATTTCTTTGATTTCTTATAAGGCATAATTACTCCTAATTATAAGCTAATACTTTAACTGATGTATTTAACTTAGGGTTAACAGACCTTGCCCCTATAGACTGAATTGTATTCTTTCCTGATGCTGTGCTAGAATTAACTCCTCCTGCATGTGCAGACTTATGTATTAAGTTTACTACAAACTCTGCATCTGGTAATGCTGTAAAGTTTATTTCACCTGTTTCATAATTAACTCTACCACTTCCAAATCCTAATAAATTACCCATACCATCATCATACATAAAAGCAGCTTTATTAGGTCTTGCATCATAAGTTGTTTTATCATAAATAGTATCATCTGGAAGTTTAGCAGCAACCGCAGCTTCAACATTCGCAATGGCAGGTATTCTACCAACACCAAAAGGAGTTGTTCCTGCTCCTGGAGCAGCTAATAATATAGCAGAACCTGAAAGATGCGAACCTGATGTAAATCTTATATCTCCATTAACAATAGAAACTGTTACTTTCTTTTCAAATAAATTTCCTGCTGTATAGAATTGAGCATCTAAGGCATCCTGCACCTTAGCTATGATGCCATTAGAACCACCAAATCTAACATTTGATGAATCTGTCGTGAAAGCAAGATTTACAAATGTAGAACCACCATCAACAGTAATATTAAATTGATATGTTGTTGAAGCAGCTAAACCTGAATTTGTATTAGAACTAACCCCAGACATTCCTAATTCTTGATAGCCTGCACTATAAAATTTAATAGCTATAGAACCAGGCTGTATTCCGTCTGAAATTGCATCTCCTGTTCTTCCATATCCAAAGAAGTTTTTTGCTCTAAAATTGCCATTCTCGTTTGTCTGAGCTACAGAATATTTATCAAAATCATTATACATATTAAAAAATGGTAATCTAATAGCTACATCGTCTGCATGTGTTGCTGCGGTAGAACCAAACATACCTCTTTTAATTGTGCAGGTACTATTAGCTAAGTCAGCACCTGTTCCAACAGCAGTAACTTCGCATATTTCATTTTCTATCCTAATTAAATCACCTACTTTAAAGTATTTTGAATGACCATTCTCTAAATTTAAAGTTGTATGTGTAGCATCAGAACCCATTGTAGCTGATGTAGCATGGTCTAAATCTGCTCCACTATCAACATACATATTTGAATCAGGAGCAGTATTTGAAATCTCTGTAGCGTTAGCCGCAGAAGCATCTGTGTTATAGCCTATAAGTCTTCCATGTGGCAAATAAAAGAAATCTCCTGCAGGTAAAATCATTGTAGCATATCTATCAACAGTTGCACCGCCTCCAGTATCTACTGAATTACCATCATCAACATTGGAATTATTTTTCCATTCTTGATATTTAAACTGTATCTCTGCTGGAACATCACCTTCATTATAAACACAAAAGGCTTTTATAGAAGGAACTGTTGCAGTCCCTTTCGTATCACTAACAGATAATATGTTTATAAAGCCATCTGTATTATCAACTTCTTGAGAATTTTCAAAGACTTGATTATAAGCCTTATTCTTTCTAAAGATTTTTCCATCTAATCCTAAATTTACACTTACATTTGCCATCGCTACTCCTTTTACCTTAAATGATATTTTACACTTAGTTGGATAGACACATCATCTGTACTTCCAACATTTTCTACAAACGCAACAATAACTTTTCCACTATTAACATTTGCAGTATTAATTGTTAATGTCCCATTAGAAGCCCTATCATCTCCAATAGTTATAGGACTTAAACTATCTGAGGCTGAACCTGTCTGAGCTAATACTGCCCCACTTGATAAATCTCCTGCTGTAGAACCCGAACCTGTAACTAAAGAATAAGACATTAAATGAATATTAGCAGTAGTAGAACCATCTGCTGTCATAATATAGCTTATCTGGTCTAATGTTATATTAGATTGAAGTAGCCAAATGACAGGAGAATAATATCTAGCTGCAGATGCAACAGTTAAAGAAGTAACAGGGTTAGCTCCACTTCCACCCCAAGCCCCACCATTTATAGCTCCAGTTCCCCATACAGCACTATCATACATAATAGGCGTAGATAATAAAGCATAATGATTCCCAGCAGCAGAGCTTATATCAAATTGCCCAAATGTTTTAAACTGAGTATTTGCAGTATGCTGTCCTATTCCAAGCTTAACTAAATCATTAGTAGAGTCAACTGAAACTAAAGCATTTCCATCAGCATCATAAATTACTGTATTTGTTGTTGAGTCAGCACTTGGCTGAACCTTAGCATTTCTATTAGATAGGTATAATGATGAAGCATCACCATCCCCACACTTTATCTGCTTAATTGTTGTAGATAACCCACTATTTGAGTTATCTGTATGTAAGATGTCTTTATAAACATCTTTTATAGACCTTCCTGTAAATGAAGCCATTATTTATCCTTTTCTTTCTCCTTAGGCTTTTCTTGTTTAGCCTTTAAAAATTTTATAACACCTACACATTCTATATATGCTTGTTTATAAGCCTCTGCTCTATTTTCTAATTCTTGTATTTCTTTTTCTATATTTTCCATGTTATTTGCCCCTTATTATTAACTTGTTATGTCCCACTTGAAAACCATAATTATATTAGTGTCATTTGAAGCTGAAGGGGTATTTATAAAAATATTATAAATCCTACCCTTAGTCAAAGGTGAATAGTCGCTTCCAACACTAGGACTTGTCATTGATAATTCTTGATATACATCATCTGCTATATCTACAGCTGTATCTTGTCTGAAAATATTAGAACCTGGTATTTCTGTTGCATCTGAAGATTCAAAAACTCGCATATTTATATTTCCATCTTGAGCAATTTCACTTCTAAAGCCAATTTTTTGTATAGTCCCATTGTAGGGAGCTAAAAAAGACAAATACTCATTTCTCCCCGATGTAAGTGTTTGCTCTATAATATAGCCATTCATAGGTAAATATACACCCGTTGCAGCTGCATAATATGCTATAAACTTTGTTTCATAATGATATTTACCTATACCAATTATATCTGTTCCTGCATCATCTGTAAAAGCTAATTCATTTGGAGTTGCTGTATCTACCCATATTTGACCATATCCTGCAGAGTCAGCTACTGCATCTGCACTTTCTTTAATCTTTAAAGGAACTTCAGTTAGTGTTTCTGCATCTTTAAAGCACCAAATATCGGTATCATCTTTGCTTATATATATATCATCGCCATCACCATATACTTTGTCAGCATCAGCATCATTAAGATGGACAGCTGCATTATCTTTTAAATAAACACCATCTACATTTAATTTCATAAACTGAGTTCCAGCATCCTTCAAAAAAACATCACCGCCATCTGCATCTAAAACTATATCTCCCGCTACATTAAGCTCAAAGTCATTAGGAATAACGAGCTGAGCATCTCCAGAATTTTCAATATATAAGTTTAAAGTTTTGCTATCATCCTGACTCGTCATATCAAATTGCGTTCTGTTATTAACATTCTCAAATGCTATAAATTGAAATTTAGTTCCTGTGCTATCTATAAATTGAACAGTCCTACTATTTCCAGAACCATTTGTTTGAAAAGCAAGTTGATTCCCGTTTAAAGCTTTAAAACTCCAATTCAATCCATCCCCTCTAAGCTCTAAGGCTTCAGTAGCTGGGTCAGCAGCTCCTCCAGAAAACCTCCAATAAACAGGAAGAGTTGTCCCTGGCTTACATACAAAATCAAAATATTGATTAATAGTTTCTATCCTGTGAGATGAAAGATTTCCATTTAAAAATAAATCTCCATCAATTCTAAATTCACCATCGGATAACTGTAAGCAAGTATTTTTATCCCCTATTTTAATAGGTTTTAAATGCTCATCTAAAAACTCATCATCCCTTAAAGAAACATTATTCTTCTCTAAGGGCTGATAAGCTATAGATTTTACTTGTGTTAGATTTGGTCTTCTACTTCTAGGCATTATTTATCGCTTCTAAGTCCTTCCACGAAACCCTCTACACCTGCTTCTACTGTGTTAGATAATAAATCAATAAAATAAGGTTCTACTGTTTTATTCCATAAACCTTTAGTCCATTTCCATTTTCCAAGTCCAAGAGTCATAACAGTTCCTGCCCAGTATGCTCCTGTTTTAACCCATGAATATAACTCATCATTAGGTATTCTTTTAAGTAACCATAGTGCAATCGCTGATGCACCACCGCCTGCGAATAAAGTAACATTATTTGTGAAAAAATCCATATCTACCTCCTAAGGTATTTGCTTAATTAAATTATTATTTAAACGAACCAACCCTTCAGGTGGGTCAGTTCCCTCAAAGGTTATCTTCAGGCTGGCATATTGATTTCTTTTAGGCAAGATAGATGCTCCTAAGTCAGCATTGATTGCTCCAGCATCTTCTTTGCAAAATATTCCACCACCCAATCTCGATTTCCTTTTCCCAAATGAACCCATCTTAACTTTAAGTTCCATTGAAAGCTCTTTTATTTTAATAGAACTCTGTGGAGCTAAAGTAGCAAGGGGCACATTAACAGTCTGTTGTTCTCCATTATTTCCTGGAATTTTAATATCCATACATAATGGTTTTCCTTCTTTGTCAAAAAACTTTCCTAAAGCTTCTATATGTTGATTTTCAGCTAAAGCTTGTGCTTGAACCACCGCATCATATAGACCCTTAGTTAGTTGGTCAAGAAAAGAGCCCTTTTTATAATTACTGTCCTGAGCCATCAGATGCTCCTGATGTTTTTCCTTTTCCTATCGAACTATTCATCATATCTAAAACTTTCATTAAACCTTCAGGCTTTTCCTGCTTGCCTTTAACAGCAACAGTATATTTAGCAGATGTATCTGATTTTCTGCTATTCTCAGAGTGATGAGATACTTTTCCTTCAAAAGATGCTTTCCAACATCCAAATCCAACAGATGCACTTGCAGTAGCACTTGAATCTGTAGAAGATTTACTTGCAGTTTGAGTTGAAACTTCCATCTCGAAGTTAATATCAATCTCATCTATACATAGTGAAGGTATATTAATTATAGACAATAAAGGAACATCAAGTTCAACTTTTTCTGTTCCATCAGCATAATTAAATGTTACTGATTTTGTGTTTCCATCTTTATCCATACCAACTTCTGTTATAAATTGAGCTGTAGTTGATGCTAAAGACTTTTGACCTTCTGATGCTGCCAATAATGGTGCAGCAATAAGGTTTTCCATTGGTAAACCAGTAAACTGATTTGCTATACTATTAGTATCTGCCATTCCTACTCCTTGTTTTCTATTTTATCTAATCTTTCTAAAATCTTACTATAATCTTCTTTAGTAAAAATAGGAGGATGCGAATTACTTTTAAGGTCTGCAACCTCTTTTTCTAAATCTTCTATATATCTACCATACTTCATGACAGCTCTACCTAAAGATAATAATTTTAATTCTAATTCTTCCATTATTTAAAATCGCTTATTTTAAACCAGCCTAGAACAGATATTGCAATAGCCACTATAGTGCCGCCAATGCCCTTTATTCGAGAGATTGTAACTTCGTTCTCCCTAACCCTTCCATTTAATTTTCTAAGCCATTTTTCGTTCTTTTCAACTATCACCTTAACTCTTTCTATATCACCTTTTATTTCAGTTAAAGCTACAGTAACAAAGTTTCTGTGTTCTTCAATTTTTTTACTCATCTAGCATCCTTAAAAATTTATCCTTTAGTCCATTACCAGATAACCTGGCTATTATTTCAACTAAGGCTCTTTGACTCTTTTCTAATCCTTTTTGGTCTATCTGCATTTTCTTTTGTTGGTCAATAAGCTTTATTATAATGCCCTCAACCCTATTAAAAGATTCCCTTAATTCTTTTTGAAGCTCATCTTGTATAAAACGATTTTGCTTCCATATAAAAAACCCAAAGCTTATAGCTACAGCTATTGGGACTCCAAAAGTTTCTAAAATATTTAAAAAATCCATTCACCCCTCTATATAATTGCCCCAAACAGTAGTTCTTCCATTTATTATTTCAACTACTTCTACTTTAAAATCTCCATTATCAAAAAAATCTACTATAGCAAAGGCATGATTCCAATTATGCAAATTACCTCTAAGCCATTTATTTTTAGAAGATTTCATATTCTTTAAGCAACCCATGCTCCAAGCACTTTGAGTTCCTCCTAAGCCAGTTTCCGTAAATCTTTGCAAGTCATGCGTATGTCCATACATTATATTCTCTTTATATGCTGCTAAATGTTTTTTAGCATGATGTATAGGGACATAATCTCCATGAGTAAAATTCAGCTTTCCTATCTTTAACTTATCATCAGATATATATTCCCAATATTCATAGCCTCTTTCTTCTAACTTTAAAGCTTTTTCAGTCATATATTCTGGAAGGTAGGGATGTCTACTGACAAATTCATCTAACCATAATTCATGGTTTCCCTGTATAAAATATCTTTCTTTGCACCCTGCATTATCCAAAGCCTTATCTATAATATCCATGCCTTTATTTACTGCTTTTATTTCTTTATTTAGCATTGGAATTAAAACCTCTAAAGGTGGCTTTTCTTTATTTTTCCAATAGTGCCTACTGAACAATTCCCATTCCCCAGTATCTCCTAAATCTATATAAGCATCGGGCTTTACAAACTCTATAGCTTGGCAAACAACGCTGATAGCTTTTTTATCATGTAGGGGGAAATGTTTGTCAGGCGTTACAACGACTCGTTTTATTACTCCGTAATCGTTTTTACGCATATATTTCCTTAAAAATTATTGAGATAATTTAGTATAAAAATTTGAAATATCCTAATCGGAGGATGCTGAGGAGAAAGCTTCACTTATCTCTTCTGCACGATTAGGAGTTTGCCTTGCCCATAAAGAGTCAAGACACTCTATTGCAGCTTCTTGATATTGCTCTGTTTCTAAATAGTATATTGTTTTTTTGAATTTAGAGAAACCTGCCAACCCTAACTGATAACACATATTTATAACAGCGTTTTTTACAACTTCAGGGCTATTCTCAAACCATTCAAATTTATTGCTTATATCTAACTGAAGCTTTGCTAATTTTTCTGTAAGAATTATATCACAAATATCTTTACTTAAATATAAATCCTTAACAGCGAATCCATAACCTATAGTATCATAACCTTCTGTACATTGATAAACAGTAGGTCTAAAACCTTCATGTTTTTTAATCTGTTCTATCAGACTCATCTGCTATAACTTTATTTTCAACAGCTATATTTCTTTTACCAAATATTTTATCGTAATTCTTCTTATATTTTTCATCGCAAATATCAATTCTAAGCCAATCGCCTTTACCTGAACCTGTTAAATCACCTTTTTTGCGGATAACTCTATTTTGACCTGTTACTGTATTAGGATTCTCAGTCATTATTTCTTAGAGCTTTTTTTAGCAGGAGCTTTGTATGGAGTAGCGTCATTATAATCTTGACATCTATACCATCCTTGTGTTTCTAACTGCTTAATAATATCAGGAGATTCTTCTTTTACTCCTTTTATAAATCCTTGAGTTGGGTGTTTCATATAATTATAAGCCATATTTTCTCCAATTTAATAAAGGGGGCGGTTAAGCCCCCTTTATATTATTAACTAACTACTTATTACGGATTAACTAAGTTTAATCCCATTAAGTGTCCTGATTCATCTATTAGTTTAGCACCATAAATCATATCAGCAACTACTTTAGTTCCTAAGTATTCTACATCATATTGAGCTTGCACTCTAACATCTTGCTGTGCAGCAAATACACAAGCATCAGAACGATAAACAGCACCTACTTTAGTACCATCTGTTCCTGATGAAGATATAGAACGAGAATAGAACACATCCATGCCATAAATTAAACCAACAGCACCTGTTCTAAGACCGCTTCCTTCTCCAACAGCATCTTGTCTGATGAAGTATTGTGCAATACCACCACTTGGATTAAGCATATCAGATAATATGTTGTTATTAACAGCCATTGAGCAATCATTAGGGTCTATATCCATAGAATATAAATTATTTAATATTGCCTCTAAATCATCTGCTTGAACTCTATTATCTGCAGTCAAATCTTGACCTGTTTGGAAGCCATCAAGCTCTGCCCATAAATCATCTTCAACTGTTCTTGCTAAAGATTCACCAAACATTCTTGTATATTTTGAAATTAATTCAGAATTTGATTGAATTAAAGCCATATCTTCAAAAATATTAGCAAGATATTTATGTTTATCAATAGATAAAGAAACTTTACCTTCAGTTCCTGAAGCAGAAAAAGTTACTGCTGTTGAAACTGACTTAGTTTCTGTTCCATCCATTGCAATTTTAGGAATGTGTACAGTATCGCCTGCACCTTTTACTAATGCTGAATAATCATCTACAGAACCTCTTAGCTTTAATTTAGCTTCGAAATATTTATAAATAGGTTCAGCCCATAACTCAGGTATAAAATTAGCACCTGTGGTTGTATCTAAATAAGCCATTTCTTATTTCTCCTTATTGAGTTTTTACATTAGCTTTGCTTCTTGATATTGCATCTTTGACTATATCATCCCAACTTTCTCTAAGTTCAGATTGAGATAATTTAGTCCAATCTTTTGGAGGACTTTTGTAGTCTTTCCTAGAATGTCCCGCAACTTCAGGAGCATTAGCCTTTGTATTATTAATTTTATTAGTAACATATTCGAGAGTATCTAAATCTAATCCAGATAATTTCTCTCTTTCATCTTCAGGATGGCTCTCTAGTAGAGATGCTCTTTTAGTTTCCTCATACTTAGCCCACTTCTCAGCATTAGAAGTTAAACTTTCGACCTTAGAAGAAGCCTGTTCGTATAAGGTTTTAAATTCTTCTTTTTCTTTAAGTTTACTTTCTTCTGCTTTAGCAAGACTTTTTTCTAATTTTGCTAAACGAGCTTCAGCATCCTGAGCTCTTTTCCTATACTTTTTGCTTTCAGCAATATACTGCTCATTAGAGCTATCTTGAGTAGTTTCTGTAGCAGTATTTTCACTAACTGTTTCTTCTACCGCTGGTGTTTTATCTTCGGACATACTGTCCTCCTTTTTATATTAAAAAAACTATAATATGCAAATTTTTGCATATTTTAAGTATATAACTTAAATTAAAGTTAGAAATTTTGCAAATTTTTGAATAACTCGCAATTAGATTATAAGAAAAAGTGGTTTGAATATATGGGCTATAAGCCTCATTATGGACAAACCAAATTGCATTATCCAACTAAGGATACTGCAAGGTTTTTTGTCATGGTATGTGGAAGAAGATTCGGAAAAACTACAGCCTCAGCAATGGAAGCAACTTATTACGCTTCACAGCCAGATAAAAAAATATGGCTGGTAGGCTTATCCTATGATAAAGCAGACTTAATGTTTAGAGAAGTATGGAAAAATATGGTTGTTGGTCGTGCTAATGACATAGAAAGAGCTTCTGAAAAAGAAAGAATTATAAAATTTAAATGGGGCACTACAGTAGAAGCTAAATCAGCAGACAATCCAGATTCACTTGTTGGTGAGGGATTGGATTTGCTTGTAATAGATGAGGCAGCTAAGGTAAAAAGGCGTATATGGGATATGTACTTATCCCCAACACTTTCCGACAGAAAAGGGAAGGCGATATTCATTACGACACCAGAGGGTTTCAACTATGTTTACGATTTATTTCTCTTAGGTAAAGAAGATGATTTATGGGAATCTCATCAAGCCCCTTCGTGGGACAACCATTTTGCCTTCCCTGACGGAAAAAAAGATGCTTTTATTCTCGAAAGAAAGAGAAATATGGCAAAAGAAGTGTTTGAACAAGAATATGGAGCTAAATTCACTTCTTTCTCAGGTCGTGTTTACCCGTTTGATAGGGAACTTGATGTAGGACATTTTCCCTATGACCCTATGCTTCCTACTTTTTGCTCCATAGATTTTGGTTATCGTATGCCTGCTGTTGGGTGGTTTCAGACATACAGAATTGGTGGATTATGGCATATAAATATGATAGATGAGATATTGCATAAGACTAATATCAAAACTGACGAATTAGCCTTAAAAATTAAGGCAAAACCTTATAATGTTATCAGATATTATGGCGACCCTGCAGGAAAGCAAGTTTCAGGGCAATCAGGGATGGGTGATATAGAAATATTTAGAAGAAAGGGTATAATTATACATACTAAACGAGATAAAGTATCAAGAAGTATATCATCTGGCGTTTCACACCTTAGAGGGTTCATAGAAAACGCACAAAACCAAAGATTTTTACATATACATGATAAATGTGTAGGGATGATGGAAGATTTAGAGAATTATCGTTATCCTGAAGCAAAAGAAGGACAAGATTTAAAGCCAGACCCGCTAAAAGATGGTTATCATGACCATGGATGCGATATGCTTAGATATTTTTTTATAAACCAATTTCCAATTAAAAACAGAGAATTTAAAGTGAGGACAAGATGATAAACATGACAGTAGAAGATATAATAAAACAATCAGTTAAAGATGCAAAGCAATTAAATCAAAAAAATCGAAGGGATTGGGTTAGAAAAATGCTTGATTACTACGGAGGAAATGGAACTAACCAATACATAGAAGATTATTTCAGTTCTTCTGCGTTTCAAGAGATTCCTTGTTATAATGCAAACTTCACAAGAAGATTTGTTAATAAAATGAGTAGAATTTATACAGTAGGGGCAAATAGAAATGTAAATAATCAATATAATCAATTAACAATCAAAAAAGATGCCAGAATGAAGCATGTTGAGAGAATGACACGACTTATGGGTACAGTTGCAACTCAAGTTATCTATAAAGAGATTAACGGGATGCCTTATTTTGATTATAGACCTGTTTATTACTTTGATGTACACCTAAAAGACCCATTTACACCTTCTGCAATCATGTATCCACTATTAATGCAACCAGATGATGTAAGTTTTTCTGAAAATCTTGAATGGGCATACTGGGATGAGTCAATTTATGCACATTATGACTCAGATGGCAATATAATTGATGAATATGAGCACGGATATGGTGTTTTACCATTTTTATTCACTCATAGAGAAGAACAAATAGACGAATTTTTTGTAGACGGAGCAAATGACATCGTGGATTGCAATGAACAAGTAAATATAGCAATGACAGAGATGCAGCTTGGTTTAAGATTCCAAATGTTCGGTCAGCCTTATATGACAGGGGTTGATAGTGATAAAAGGATAGAAAGAGCAGGTTCTGACCAAATAATTGACCTCCCAGAGGGTGCGGTATTCGATATTGTATCCCCAAGTGGTAACATTGAGTCAGTAATTGAGAATATTAAGTTCCAAGTTGACTTAGTTGCTCAAAATAATCACTTATATGTCCAATTTGCACAAGATGGAGGCGAAACTCCTAGTGGAATAGCACTAAAAATCAAAGATTTAGAGAGATTTGAAGATTATCAAGACGATTTAGAGCTTTGGAGGATGTATGAGCACGAATTATACTATATTGAGAGAGAAATCGCTGCTTATAACAATATCAACCTTCCTGAGAAGCTAAGATTGGACTTTAATGAGCCTGAATATCCAAAAACTGTTCAAGACCAAATAGCATTAGATGAACATCGTCTAAAACACCATATGGTTGACGAACCTGACCTATTAATGGAGTATAATAAGGATTTAAGTCGTAAAGAAGCCGAAAAAATCGTTGAAAAGAATAAAAAAGCGATGGAAGACCCTCATTATGCTGATATGGAGGCACATTCAGACAATGACCTTGAAATTATAGAAGAAAACGATGTTCAAGACTAAATTTATAACAACATATAGTTTTGCGAAGCTAAATAGGAGTGTTAATAAGATAATTCGTGAGGCTGTTGATGATGTTGGTCAAGCTGCGGAAAAAATAATGAAAGGTAATATAGATGATGAGAATTATCCTCCTTTAAGACCATTTACAAAGAAAATGAGGAAAAAAGGCATAGGTTGGGGCGGTAAAAAGGTAAAATCAACAGATAGCACAGTTCCATTAAGACAAACAGATTCTCTTTATAATAGCTTAACATATATTAAAAAAGACCAAACGATTAAGATGAACGCTTATGGAAAGATGCACCATAAAGGATTTAAGGGCAAATCTGGATTCTCAGTACCTCCAAGACCTTTCATGGACTTAGAATCAGGCAAAAAAGGATTTTTCTTTAATAAACCTGATAAAATGTTGCCTGCAACTAAAACTGTAGGTGTAGCAGTTACAGAAAAAAGAATTATGAGAAAACTACAAAAGGCATTTAAGACAAAATGATAGAATTTGAAGGATATGAAGATATTATGATACCAGAAGAAGTTTATCTAGCTATATGCGATGAACTTAAATGTGATTCTATAGATTTTATGGGAATTACTTAGCTTTTGCGGATAATTCTGCTTGAATTACTTTATTTTGCCACTCTTTGCGTTGTCCAGGCGTTGGTCTTCTCCCTTTTAGCGGCTCTACTCCTACTTTCTCTGCTCTTTTACGCCACTTATACCATTCTCTTTGCTTTGCGTTATATTCTTCTTTATTTTTTACTTCTTTTATCTTTTTATTTTCTTTCATACTTCTAAGCCTTTGGTCTTCCATGTTTCTAGGAGGTAAATCAACTTCTTCAAATTCAACATCAGCCGCCGCCTGAATAACCTCATCATCAACAACATCAGCACTATCTACCTTATTTAAAAACATCTCATAAGGACTTATAGATACATTAACAATATTTTTAATAAGCTTACCACTATGCTCTAAAACCAACCTCCCAGCCTGAACATTCCCCTCCTGTGCCTCTCTAACCATAGAATCTAATACAGAAGGCAACTTAGAATCAAACTCATTCATGTAATGATTATAAATAGCTAAATGAAACTCAGGGTCTTCACGCCAAGTCTTAACAGCCTTATACGAAACACCTACCTTAGCTGCCACTTCTTTGATAGAAATGCCATGATTAAAGGCAAATAATTGAATCGCCGCCTCTTTATGTGGGTTTTTCTTCTTTTTAGCTAATTCTGGCATATTATAACTTACAAAACTTAAAGTTATTTGTCAAAGTTCTTTGGAAATTCTTTTTAAAAGTTGTTTTTTGCATTTTGTGTGGAATGGTATCTACCCTCTCGATAAAAGAACCATACCCTCTGCACCCCCTTATTAACAACTTATCCACACCCCCTATGCCATGTTGATAACTTGTGGACAACTCTGCACTATGTGGATAACTAAAAATAATTTAAATAATACTTGCATATTAAAATAATTGGTTGTATGAAACTAAAATTCAATCATATTAAAGTTATATAGATTAGGTTGTGGTCTAAAGTACCCGTATTTAAGCCTAGAATAGCCCTTAATCGATAGATTATCCAAACTTAATACAAACATATACAAGCTATCGAGATAGTGCCTAGATTTAAGTTTCACGTAGAGGGTAAATAAAACCTCCTCTATTAATTGCTGAAAGCAAAAAAAATTTTTAAGGTTTTATAGACGGGAGAGAAAAATAATTTAAAATAATAGTTGCATATTTAATTCACTTAATCGTAAAATAGGGGGTAGTTGATTTATTGCTTTTTGAGATGTGGCTGTTTTTTGGTTTAAGTGCCTACGTTGGTGTAACGGAGATTTAAGTATCGAAGTGTTTATCACGGAGAGTAACCTAACCTTTTCTTAGATAGAAAATAACTTTTTTTGTTGTTGTGTTTACAGCAACAAACCCCCCTTAATTGTGGGGGTTTAGTTGTTACAAAAGATTTGATTTTAACAAACACAACAAACAAAGGGGATAACATGGAAGCAAAAAGAATACTAACAAGAGAATATTACAACCATAAAGCAAACTGGTGGAAGGTTGTAAGATATTATCAATTAATAATACTACATATATTCGGAGCATCTGCAGTATTAACAACACTTATTGCAGTTGTAAATGTAATTAAATATTTTCTAGGCTTTTAATTTATTAGGGGGGGTTGAAATAAACCCCCCCATTTATAACCCCTTAAAAGAATTAACAAACACAACAAGGAGAAGAAAATGAAATATGTAACTATGACAGATAAGTTTCTAAGTGGTTGGGGTGAATCAGATAATAAAATAAATAAACTTGTTTTTATATGTGATGATATAAAACAGGCTAAAATTGTTTGTGATAATGCTGAACATAGAACAGACCAAAAACATATAAATATATGTTCTAATTATCCCTATCATTTATTTAATAATAAAAGATATTACACTCAAATTAAAACTAAAGAAGACTATTCTGCTTGGTATGAAGAAAACTTCTTTAATCCATCTTATAAATAATACTTCATTTAATAGGGGTTAATAATATAATTAACCCCTTTTAAACCTCCTTAAAAGAATTTAAATAACACAACAAGGAGAAAACAATGAATAAAGCACTAAATGACTTTTTAAATATATTTGATGATGAAATAAAATTTAATAACAATTATAAAAATTGTTTAGATGATTTTATAAATGTATTAAAACAGAATCAAATGAAATATTATAAAGAGTTAGATTATAAATTATATATTGATAACCCTGAAAAAATATCTATAAAAACAGGATTAAAATATGATAAAATTATAATTAGTAACAGGGTATTATGTTTTATTGAAGTATCAACAGGAAACATATATAAACCTGCTAATTGGTCAACCCCTTACAAAAAAGGGAAACAACCTGTTAGAGCCTCATTATTTAATAAAAACAGCTATATAAATGCTGATATAAATGGAGGGTGGTTATATAAATAATAATATTCATTATATAAGGGGGGTTATATAATCCCCCTTAAACCTCCTTAAAAAGAATTTAACACAACAAACAAAGGAGAAATAAAATGCAAAATAAAGATAAATTCGTAAATGATGTAAATGAATTATATGATATAATGGGATTATATTTAAGGGATTGCCCTTATGATACATTTACAAAAAGAATGATTTGTATTGATTATACCAAAAAATTTGGTATTGAAGATATAAAAGGCTTTATTAAATGGTGTAAAGATAATAATGATATAGATGATATTGAATATACATTATATCACGATTTTGGGGGTATTAAAGATGAGGGTATGCTACCAAGAACATCAGGCTATGCAAAATATAATGTATAATATATATGGGGGTGGTAACACCCCCTTTTATATCTCCTTAAAAAGAATTTAACACAACATAAAAAGGGGAT